GATGGCTCAACAATTTCAAGGACTACTTATTCGGACTTATATGCAGTCTTAGGTGATGTTTACGGGAACGGTGACGGTTCAACTACATTTGAAATTCCAGATTTGAGAGGAGAATTTTTAAGAGGTCTAGATGGAGGACGTGGAGTTGATGCAAGTAGGACTTTGGGAAGCGCACAAAGTGATTTATTAAAAAGTCACACTCACCAAGTCCAAAATGTTTTTAGTGGTGGTGGAACAGGAGATGAAGAAAACTATGTTTCAAATGTAACTGCAAGAAGAAGCACTATAGACACATTGAGCAGTGGTGGAGCTGAAACAAGACCAAGAAACATTGCAATGAACTACATTATAAAAGCGGAGTATTAAATAATGACATTAACAAGAAAACAAATGAATATCGGACGTTGGAAGTAAAAATGACCGACAATGCTGTAAGATTAGAAATCACAGGCTTCTAAATGGATAAGTTAGAACAAGATGCCCTAAAAAGAATAGAGATTCAATTGCATGAGGCTCGAGCAGACAGAAGCAAACTCTTAGAAAAGTCTCACAACATAGAACTAGAAGTAGTAAAAAACACAGTTTCTTTGGATGACCACATGCGAAGAACAGATGCAAACGAATTAAGAATAAAAAGTTTAGAACAGTTTAAATGGTACTTTGCAGGTCTTATTACCGTAGTAACAATAGTAAGTGAAATAATTGGGAGATTACTTTAATGACAGATGAACAGAGAAGAAAATTATCAATGGGTTTAGCAGATATAGGCTCTATGCAATTAGAAGCAGGTAAGGGTAATAGGTACGCTGCTAACACTGAGGTAGCGGATATCGGAAAAGATGAAAAAGACCCTACCTTTAAACCTGCCTCTAAAAAAGATGCAGAGGTAGCAGATTTGGTAGTTCAAGGAGTTCAAAAAGCAGGTGACGAGATGGACCCTGAAGGAACGGACACTACTACAAAAACGGCCACAGACGCAGCTTCGGGAGCAGCTATGGGTTTTAAAGTTGGAGGCCCAAAGGGTGCGTTAATAGGTGGAGTTCTCGGTGGAATTTCTGGAGGTTTATCAGCTAAATCTAGAAGGAAAGCTGCGGAGAGACAGGCTAGAGCAGATATGTATGTGGCTAAAGGGCAGATCCAACAAAGACAAGGGGAAGTCCAATCTGGCATCTTATCCGGGTTAGCAAATAACCTATCCAATACTTTAGTATAAAGGATAAAAATGAGAAACGTAAAATATTTAATTGAAGAAATTAGAGAAGCTACAGAGAACCAAGACTTCTCTGAATTTTCTGGTATTCAAGATAGGGAGATACTTCGTTACATTAACGATGGCCAAGAGCGTATACAGTCTGAGATTGTAAAGAAAAGCCCGAAGGTTTTTACTAAAGAAGTTATTATTGATGTAGATGGGTCTGAATATTATGACCTGCCTTACGATATTTTACTTGGTAACAAGATCACGGATGTCAAGTACCGATATACTCCCTCTAGCTATTGGGATAGATTAGAACCTGACTATGTTGCAAACAATACAAACGACACGGATCTTTACGATGCATCGCCTTGTACTTATATTAGACTTGCTGGAAGAATTGCACTTAGACCACGACCTAGAAGAGGTCAACTAAGAGTAACTTATGTGGCTAATATACCTAGCTTAGATTTAGGGCGTGGTGTAGTTACGGCTTCAAGCGTTGATGCCGATAGTAACCTTTTGTCTTTAACATTAAATACGGTAAACTTAGATGTAGATGCTTTAGCAAGAAGAAGTTACCTAACGATTGTAAACGTACACGGCGACATCTTGTTAGATCAAGTAAAGTTTGATAGTATAAACGCTGGAACAGGGGTAGTAACCCTTGCTAGTAATCCTGCAGTAACAGTACCTTTATTGAACGGGGTTATTGTTTCAGGCAAAAAGACATCTACTCACTCAAGCTTAGACGAGCTTATTGAGAGATACTTAATTGGTTACGCTAACATGAAGGTATTACAAAGAGATGGTTCACAAGAATTTCAAATACAGTTTCAACTAGTTCAAATTATGGAACAGGAAATTGTAGATAGCTATGCAGGCATTTCAGATGACATCGCGCTAATACCGGACATTGACGAGGGGTTCGATGAGTTTTAATTTTAAAAAGAATTTTCAAAACGTAGGCGGAACTTCAATTGTTACTCCTGAGCTACTTAGAGAAGATAGTTCTGCCACGGATACACTAAACGTAGATATGTATGATAACTACGGTTTATGTAGTAGAAGAGGAGAAGAGTCTATCTTTACTGAAATGGGTAGGACTATTGCAGCTCTAACTACTTCTCAAGGCGAGAAGATTATCATACGTTCTGGAACTACTAACGCAATTCTCAGGGTACTAGAGGAAACATTGACTGTTACTTTTACAGGCTCAGAAGAGCTGCGCGTTGAGGTAGGGCAGGAATTTGTAAATATTTTTAATACTAAATATATTGCTTTCTATAAAGATGAAGTATTGGCAGGAAAGTATTCTTTAGGATCTGTAGATAATGGTAACAAAACTATGTTAGACCTTATCAATGAAGTGTCCATAACAGGTGTATCTTTAAGTGTACCTTCAGGGCAATCTACAATACAGTGCAGCGGCATAGGTATCTTTAATAAAACATTAGTAGGTGCTAGTAACTCCATTCCTTATGAATACTCTGAGACGATAGCAGGTCCAAACATTCCAGTAATTGACGCTAAGCCTTTTGACTTTATAGAAAGAGACGGCGTGGTATATTTTACTACAGGTAATACTCTTTTCAAATATGATGGTACAAGTTATTACCCAGCAAGTTTACCCAAGCCTCTTCCAGGTACGGGATATTCTTCCGGGGTTGACACTACAGCTTCATCTAGTCCTGCCGATGGGACATACAGATATAGAGTATTATATGAATACACAGATGCTGGAGGTAATCCAATCAGATCTACACCTAGTGATGAAATTGTAATTTCTACAAACGGTACAAATAGGCCTCGTATTACAGTAAATCAAGGTTCTGTAAATATAAATATTCCAGGCGTAACCGCTACTATCATCCGTACTAAAGAAATTAGTGGCGGAGGTGGAAGTATCTTTTTTGTAGTGGGTACTGGTATAGCTTTAAACACTCCATTCTTTGACTCTGTTTCAGATGCATCACTAGTGGAAGATTATCCTCTACCTCCATTTGAATTGAATGACATTACCAACGGCAAGTATCTTGAAATCTGGAAAGGCCTTTTAGTGATGACAGGATTCTCTCAAGACCCTGATAAAGTATTGTTTGAAGATATTGAATACCTTGAAGGATTTTCTACTAGTAATTCCTTCCTAACTGAGTCTAGAGCAGGTGGAGAAAATTCAGGTATCAAAGCTCAAGATAACGCTTTATTTGTATTTAAAGAAGATTCTATTACACTCGTAACGGGAGATTTAGGTACTAAGCAATTTCAAGTAAGTAAACTTTCTGAAGAGGGTATTGGATGTATGTCTAATAACTCTTTAATAGAGTCACAAGGGTCTATATGGTTTATGTCTAGTGAAGGTATTTTCTCAGTAAGTATGGAAGGGCTTAGAGAACAATCAGGACCTATTGAAGCCTTATTTGAGAAAGAGTATACAAACAAAATACTTAGGGATTGTTTTGCATTTAATAACACTTTAGATGACAAATTATATTTTAACGTACCGGAGTTAGATGTTTCTGGGTCATTAGTAGATGTTCCACAAACTTTCGTATTTAACCTAAAGTCTAAGAAGTGGTTTATATGGGATACAATTAATTTCGCTAGAGGAATATCAATCAATCAAGGAGAAATATGGTATGTCGGAGCTAGTCAATTTGCAGGTTCTATTTATAATACATTGTATAAGCGTATGCCCAGGACATTTACCAATGTTGACTTCTCTGATATTGGACGGGCTATAAATACAGTGTACAGTTCTCATTGGGAAACTTTAGGAGAGCCTTCTGTTAAGAAGAAGTTTGTTAGAGTTAAACTTTACAGTATTGATAATGCTAGGCAATTATTTGAAAGCCCAGAATTTACGATAGATATTGAGACTGAGCACGATTATAAATATGGTGTAAAAGTTTCAGGAGCTAGTCTAAGGTTTTATGAGAATAATTCCGATGGTAGCACTAATCCGGTAAATTCTAGAAGGTTGAGATTACTTCCTAGAAAAACAAGGTCTTTAAGGTATATTCTTAGACATAACGTCTTGAATGAGAATTTCCTTATATCAGGGGTAGAGTTTGAAGTGGCTTACGAACACGGTAACTTTATGAAGGGAGAGTAATGGTATTCTCCTTTCTACAAACAAAAACGGTAGAGTCTCTTAAAAGACTACTTGACGATGGCCTTAGACGGCTTACATTTAGAGACAATTTCTTCTCTAGCGTTAGGACAGTCACAGTAGAGGCAGGGCAGGAAATAACTGTCTCACACGACTTGAAAAATGTCCCTAAATACTATATACTAGGTTCTCAGGATACTGAAGGGCAAATTGTTATAGGCGACCAAGCGTGGACAAACTCGACCATTTCTATTAAAAATTTAAGTATAAACACTATAACAGCTACGATCATAATATTGGGGTAATAAATGAATTATAACGAACAAATGAAACAAAATATGTTTTTGAACGCACAGGCCAGAGAAAAGGCTAAAGAAGAGGCGGAGAAAAGAAGACAGGCCAATGACACTCAAAGAGTGGCAGACTCGGCAGGTTTAGCTCGTAAAGAGATCGAGAAAGATTTTGACACTGGAACTGCATTAGGTAAAAAAGCTCTTGGTGATGGTTTAGGCCGTATTACGGATGATGCCGATGTAGTAAGCTCTAAAGATCTAATGAGAACTAGAGCACAAGAAGGGCTTTCTGATAAAGAAGAAAATGCTCTGAGAGATAAAGGCCTTGCTAATATCCAAGGCGGAGAGCAGAAAGCACAAAGAGGCTTGAATGCTTCTCTAGCTCGTTCTGGAGTAAGAGGCGGAGCTGCAGGGCAAATGCAAGTTGAACTAGCTGCAGCTAATGTTAATAACAGACGTAGTTTTGAAACAGATCTTTTAATGAATGATGAAGCTACTAAGCGTAAGGCTGAGCTAGACTTCGCTAATTTCTCTACAAAGATTGCTGAGTTTGATTTAGGTCAAGCTGCTAAAGAGAAAAACATCATGCTACAGACTCAATATGCAGTTGCTCAACTAGGTTCGACAGAACGTGGAGCTACTAAGAACCAGATAGCTCAAGAAAGAGCTGCCGAGATTAAAAACAACGGATGTCACGTTAAAAACACCAAGGTAAAATTATCCACGGGAGCCTATAAGAAAATACAAGATATTAAAATAGGTGATGAACTAGCTCTAGGAGGTAAGGTCCTAGGACGTGGGGAAATTTTAACAGATGAGGACATGTACACAAAAAACTCTGAAGTATTCACAGAATCTCATCTAGTACCTTTTCAGGGTACTTTTATACCTGCAGGAGAGCACCCAGACTGTTTGAAAATATCTTCAAATAGTGCTAATATAGTATATCCCCTATTCACGGAGAATAAATGCTACCTAACTAGCTTTATATCAGGTGACTTTGCTATGGAAAACTATCATAAAGAGGAGAGAGAATGGTTACTAGAAGAATTGAAGAATCTGAAAAAGGCTTAGTGATTAAGTGGCTCGATGCAATTGACTGGAAAGGCATGTCTATAGAATCTTTTCCTACTAATACCTTCATAGTCTTCGACGAAAGTGAAGTAGCCGTTGCATGTTCCTGGTACTACTATGATGAATCTTGTAAAATGGTACTAATGGGACATACGGTGGCAGACCCTTTATATACGGAGTCAAAGGGCGTACTTATTTCTAACTTATTAGACCATGTTATAAAAGACATGTCTAAAAAGGGCGCAGCAGCATGTTACTATAGTACTGTAACAGAAGCAGCTCCTTTTTTGAAAAAATATATGGAACCTAGAGGCTTTCGCTTTAAACAAGGTTTATCAGGGGTGCTCCCCTTAAGTAAAAAAACTAACGACGATTACATTCTATAATTAAGAGGGATATACAAGATGATGGAACCTAAGAACATGATTGCTCAAGAAAGAGTTGCCGCTGCTAAAAAAGGTGGATGTTTCCCAGTAGGTACTATGGTTACTATGGAAGATGGTTCTGAAAAGCATATTGAATCTTTACAGATCGGAAACGTTACTAAACTAGGCGGAAAAGTAATTGGGTTACATACTTTTAAATGTAATGAGGTTATCTACCTAATAGAAGGTGTGTTTATGACAGGTAGTCATGGTATAAAAGAAGACGGTCGATGGGTAAGAGCTAGAGATAGTAAATATGGTATTACAACAAATATCAAACCTAAAAGAGTTTATTGTGCGTCTACAGAGAATCACATGCTTAGTATTTCACACTTGACCTTGTTAGATTATGAAGAGACTGATTATGACCTGTCTGAAGCAGACGCTTTAATCTACTTGAATGAAGAAATTAAAAAGGCGGTATAATGGACTCTCTATGGGTTGATTGCATGAAAGAAGAATATGGCAGAGAGGTTTATATGACCGCTGCAGGATTCGTTAGTTATAAAATATATGAGGCAGAGTGTCTTATATATGATCTATTTGTAGAGAAGAGTTTAAGAGGGTGTAGCGAAGGACAGAGACTTACTAATAAGTTATTTGAAATTGCTAAAGAAGCAGAGCGTAAGTTTGTCACTTGTCTAGTTGATGTTAACGGAGATAAGGCTACAAAAGGTACAATGCTTTGTAGTACATACATGAGATATGGATTTAAAATTGTAGGATGCGATAACGACAGAATCGTAATGAAGAGGGATATATAAGATGATGGAACCTAAGAAATATACAGGCGTTTATCGTAAGAAGAAAAAAGAAAAGAAAAGAGACGTGGTAGCTACAGAAAAAAGCTTTACGGAGTCTCAGAATGAGTTTAATGCTGGAGGACCTCAACTAGAAGAGCCTTCTGCAGAAGATAAGCAAAAACTGGCTCAGTTTGATACTAACGAAGCAGATAGAAAAGTTCCTAAGACCTCACATGATACGGAACCTTTAGAAAAAGTAGGCAATATACCAAGAAAAGCTAAAGCGGCGGCTCCAGAAAAAGTTACTAGAGAAGTAGCAGATGTAGTAGACCAAGTAGTTGATAAAGAAACGAAAGAGGAAGTAGTAGCTAAACAAGGCGTAGACCCAAAGAAGAAAAAGGGAGGGCTTTCTAGTCAATTCAAGAATGCTCTTACACATTTAGCTCCTCAAGCAATTGGGATGTTAGTAGGCGGTTTAATGGAAGGTACCGATGGAGCTGTAGCAGGTGGAGAAATGGGTAGAAGAGTTACTTCTGATTTACATAACTACGCTCAACAAGATCAACAAATGGAGACAGCTAATCAGAATGCTGAAACTCAGCGTATGTTTGCAGAAGCTCAAAGACAGAGGCTAACTCAGAAAGATAAGGGCTCTAAAATTCTTTCTAAGAATTGGGTAGACAGTTCTGGTAATCCTGTATTTACAGATAAAGATGGTACCTTTACTAACCTAAACGGTGAAATTGTCACTGATGTAAAGAAACAAGCTAAAGAGATTTCTCCTTTACAAGCTGCTAGAATGCAGAATTATAACAACATTGAAAAGAACAGAGAATTTAAAAGAGAGCAAGCTAACGAAGCAGATGCACAAAGAACCCTAAAAGACCTTAGAAGTACTGAAGAATATAAGTCAAGTATTAAAATGTCTACACAGGTTCCAGTTATTAGAAAGCTTATCACCGATGCAAATATTCATGGTGGACAGTCTCTAAGTATGCTAGGCCCTAAAGTGGCTAAAGGTATTGCTGGAGAGGTTGGAGTTCTAACTCAGGAAGATGTTAAGAGATATGTTAAAGATCCATCTCTAGTCGGTGGAATGCGTGACACTTTAGCTAAAGTAAAGTCAGGTAAATTAACCGATGTAACTGCAGATAATTTAAACAGATTATTAGATATAATGGACACACACGCTAAAGAGAAGATTGCAGAGGCTACTAAAAGAGAGGCAACACTCTTCTCTAGAAGATCGGGTATGTCAGTAAGTGAGGCAATGTATAAGCTAGATGCCACTGCAAATGCTGGACAAAAAGGGTCAAGTAAGGCACAATCAATATTCAGCAAGTATAAGGGGCAATAATGTCAGATTTTTTAAAAGAAGTTAAACAATTTTCTCCTGAAGAGATGGACCAGTTTAAATTAGAAATTGAGAACAATGAAGAAGCCGCGAGTATTTTTGATACTCAAATGGGTAAGATGACTGCCTATGAGAGAGCAGAGATGGAAAGTCTTTATACAGGCCAGCAATTACAAGATGCAGATGTTCCTGAGGCTCAAGCTGCAATGGCTCAAAGACAGGAATTACAAGATTCTAATAAAGGTCATTATGATGATACAGTTACGGATAATATTCATGGTATGGCTCAAGCCGCTGTATCCCAGCTTCCGTTTGGTGAGAAAATTCTTGCTGCAGGAGAGGCTACTTTTGATGTAGCTACTGGAAAGGCCGATTCTTTTGGACAGGCTATGGCAGATAATGTTGTGGAGAACATGGAACAAACTAAGGAATTTAGTG